CAATATAACAAATATAAGTAACATAGTTTCTTCTATGTATGAAAACTCTCATGAAACATTTTACGATTTCTTTGAGTATGTATTTAACCCCATAACATGTGGGTTTAAGACCGTAAATGGTGAGAATTATTCTCTAAACAGAAGGGGTAATTCTGAAGTTTGGGTAGAGGGAGAGTGCATGGTGATAGATACAAAAACAGTAGATGATCTAAGGTACACCCAATATAAAGACTTTAAGGCATTTCAAAAATTCTTAGCTACACATCAAATAGATATTAACAAGTGATTGGGTTTTAAACAAATGAGTAATAATCAAAATGGGAAATATGAGTTAAGAAATGAAGATTGTATGGGAACGTGGCAGATCTCGGGTTCTCAAGATGAATGCGCGATAAATGAAAAAGCTAGACAAGAAGCATATGTTGCTGAAGTTCTAAATATTTCAGGTGCTCCAATAAATGTGTATAAGCTTCTTGGTAACCATGAACAAGGTGAAGGGTCCTTAATAAGAAAAGGTACAATCATTTCATCTTCTCCTTTTCCTGGATATCCCTCTAGTAATTTGTTAAACGGGTTATCATGGAAGTCACTAGAAGTGAGCTCAGACACTATCGGACAGTCCTTTATAGGGATAGATTTCGGTGTAAGAAAAATGTCAACTGGTGCTTTAGAGTACGCTCCAATAAAATCAAAGTTTGAGGACATGGGAGCTATAGCTATTTCGCAAAAGATTAGTAGTGGGTCTTATGCTAAACAAGTTTTAGTGCAAAGCTCTGATGGAAAATGCTCCACAAGCGAAGTTATATTCTCTGGTGATGGGACTGGGACCCTAGACATTTTATCTATAGGGTTAAATGCTGTGCCGCTGACAATAAATGCTGTCGCTATATCTGCAAATGAATTCAATGTCAGTGCTATAGTTGCAGGCACTGCTGTTAATTTAGGAGCGGCATTTACTAATCAAGAGTTTAATAGCATATACGTAAATTTTACAATCAACTTAATTGAGCCTTTTTCTGTTGGAGATATATTTACTTTTTATTTAACGTATAGCTGGCAAAAAGAAGGTTTATTTAACTTATATGAAAACGAAGAGAATCAAATTCTTAACTTTAACAAAACGTTAAAAACACGTGCCGTTAGAATAACACCGACTATGTTTGTTGGAGAAGGAAACTGGGAAATTACTTCTATGGATTTTCTAGACTCACCACCGACGAATATAAACAACATACAAGATTTGTTCTTCAATGAAAACCGTGATAGAGACTATTCTAAAACTCCAATACTAATAAAAGCACAATATTCGCCAACTGATTCAGCGTCAGATCTAGCACGGTTTGGTCTTAACATCTTGGATCAATACACTTTTACTGTTGCCTTTACATCTATGGTTAGAGCATTAGGCAGGCCAATAGTTGTTGGAGATATTATCGAGGTAATACCAGAACTTCAATACGATCAAAACTTAATGCCCGTTAAAAAGTTTTTGGAAGTATCAGATACCGGATGGGCGTCCGAAGGCTTTGGACCAATGTGGAACCCAACAGTGTATAGATTTTCTGCACAACAAGCTCTTCCATCTCAAGAAACACGGGACATTTTTGGAACCATCGACACGCAAAAGTTTATTGTATCAGATGAAATATTAAATGCGGCTGTGGCCGAGCAACATGATCTAACTCCCTTAATTCAAACTGAAGAGATAATTAAGGCCGCTAAAGAGGCTGTTCCAGAAGTTGGATCAAATGATACTACAGTAACTGATGGAGTTCCTGCTCCTAAGAAGAAAAGATCATACAATAAAAAGGGACAACCTGAGGCTGCTCCTGCAGTAAAGGAAAACACAAACGGCCAAGGTTCATATATAGAAGATGGAATGCCTCCGAATGGACAGCCATTTAAAGAAGGATTTAAACTACCAGATGCAACTGAATCTTCTGACGGGGAATATTTTAGACTTAATTATCCACCTGAAACAAAGATTCAAACCCGTCTATATAGGTTTTCTGCTGTTAAGAATAGATGGTTATATCAAGAAACAGATCGGCGTGGCGAGTATAGCTCTCATAAACCTTCTGCACGTGGAATTCTAGAGTCCAATACGAAGAAATCAATAAAGGATAAAAATGTCTAAGACAACATTCAGGTATTTTGTTGAAAGCACTAGGGGCGCACGGGGGGAATATGTAAATGACGATGTAGAAAGATATATGGTGGCAGTCATTATAAACAGGATTCATGGTGGGTTAAAGGATGATAAAAACTATAATAATGTATATTCTTTCATAGAGTCTGATACATTTGAGCCATTCTATGATGAATACTACGATGCTCATAAAGAAATGCTTGAAAGGCTTCTTTATATTAAGAAAAATAAAGGAATGCCAAGACCTCCTGTTTCTTCACAAACATCTAAAACAATTAATAGCTTTAGAGAAAATGTCCATAAACTTTATAGTCAATGGAAAGATTCCATAAAATAAAGCAACCGAGGAAAGCTAAATGATAAATCACTATTATTATGACAATCAGATTAGGTCTTATCTACTTCAGTTTTGCAATATATTTGCAGGGCTGAAGGTCATGACAGGCAAAGGATCATCAGGAGAGGCAGAATTTATTTCTGTTCCTATAACTATAGGAAGTAAAGATAGAGTAGTTGCTGCAATCCAAGCAGGCAACACTCAAAATAAACCATTTTCACTTCCAATTATGGCTGCATACATGACAAATATATCATTATCTCCAACAAGAAAAGGAATTGGTGTTGTAGATAAAAAGGTATTTCTTCCAGCAGGCGGCATTTATCCTGATGATCTAAAAACAGTAACCCGTGTTATGCCCATACCATACTTGATGACGGCACAACTATCTATATATGCGTCTAACACTGATCAGATGATGCAAATCTTAGAACAGTTATTAGTATTGTTTGATCCAGTTCTTCAAATACAAACGTCAGATTCAGTTTTTGACTGGACAAAAATAACCACTGTAGAGTTGACCTCAGTAGTTAATGAGGAAAATTATCCCTCTGGATTAGATAAACGGGTAACTCAGTGGAGCTTAGATTTTGAGATACCAATGTATATTTCTATGCCAATGGATATTAGAGATGAAATGGTCAGGCGAATTGTAGTACAGCTTGGTGACTTAGATAAGATGGGCGTGGATGAATTTGATGAGAATGGGAACTTAGTTCCCTTTGGTAATGGTGGACTTTTTTCTACTATTGATGTATCTTAACTAGAAAAGTATACTAAAAATAAGCTGAAAAGCCGTTAAATTGATAAATAATTCTAAAGATTAAGTCAAATTTGCAGTCTTGCTATTTGATAATTAGTATAGATTAGGAGAATAATCAATGAGCACACTAGTTTCAGCGGGAGTATCTGTCACAGTAACTGATGAATCATTTTATATACCAGCCGCAGCGCCGACTGTTCCTTTGTTCTTTGTGGCAACAAGAGCAGGAAAAACACAGCCAAATGGTATAACTGCAGCAGCTGGCACAAATGAACATTCAGTTGTTAGAACAGTCACATCAATAGGCCAAAGCATACAGCTTTTTGGCGTACCAAATTTTAGAACAGATATAGGCGGCAATCCTCTTCATGGAGATTCAAGAAATGAATATGGATTATTTGCACTTAACCAGTTTCTAGGGATAGGAAATAGAGCGTTTGTTGTAAGAGCAAATGTGGATTTGGCAGATGCTCTAACAACTTTTGTCTCTGCTGGAGTGCCTGTGGCGTCAAATATTACGCTAACTGGTGCAGGAAATGGACTCATGACATCTGTTTCTACGACATCAAACAAAATAAAACCACAAAGTATCGTTGTTACAATGACCTCTGCCACTACATTCAATGTAGTTGGCTCTGTCTCAGGTAACATAGGATCTGGCACGGTTGGAACTCCATTTACGTCATTAGTAGTTAATTTTACAATTAACGCTGGTGCAGATGCTTTTGAAACCGATGACATCTTTGAATTTGATTTAGTATATGCTCCAACGACATACAACGGCTCAGGAAATGGGACGATGTCAGACATCGCGTTAAGCGATAATGCAATTGCAGAAACATGGACTATCACTTTCACATCAGACACTACCTTTGACGTAGTTGGCTCAGTATCAGGAGAATATGATTCTGGTGAAGTTGGTGTCGACTATGACAATGGTTTAATTAGTTTTATCATACGTCAGGGCACTGTAACTCCGTTCTCAAGCGGCGAAGTTATAACATTAGCCCTTTCAAACACCACAGTGACTGATCCTCTTGGTGCAACAGCCGCTGAAAAGAGGGCCAAGATCGTCACCGCTCTTCAGGCCGCTATTAACTCAAACACTGAAATCAGATCAGAGACATATGAATATAACTTGATAGTTTGCCCTGGTTATCCAGAAGTAGTAGATGAGATGGTTGCTCTATCATCAGATATAGCCGATGAGGCCTTTGTTATAGCAGATGTTCCTTCAGACAAGGACCCAGATGAAGCTGCTACATGGGCCATGACATCTTCACGTGTTCGTTCTGTGAACGTTGCTTATTACTATCCCTGGGGATTAGCATCTAACCTTGATGGTGCTGAAGTCGTAGTAGCTCCATCTGGTATAGCTCTAAGAACATTTGCGTATAGCGACAACCAGTCTTATGTATGGTTTGCTCCAGCAGGTGTAAATAGAGGACTAGTCACCGGTGTTGCACGTGTTGGTTACGTTAAGTCAGGGGTGTTTTACGAAACTAACCTCAATCAAGGTCAGCGTGATAATCTTTATGAATTCTTTAAGAATATAAACCCAATAGTATTCTTCCCAGGAAGAGGTATTATTATCTGGGGTCAAAAGACTTCATCACCTTCAGCTTCAGCGCTAGACAGAATTAACGTTGCGCGTGAAATGTGCTATATCAGAAGGCAATTACGCAAAGGGTCATTCCCATACTTGTTTGAACCAAATGACAGCATCACCCGTGAAAATCTAAAGTCATCTGCAGATGGATTCCTAAATGACATTTTAGCTAAGCGTGGATTAGAAGACTTCGTCACCCTATGTGACACGTCCAACAACACCCCAGATAGAATAGCTAGAAATGAAATGTACCTTGACGTTGGCGTACGTCCAACAAAGTCAGCTGAATTTATCTACATTCCTATTAGAGTATTGTCTGCTGGTTCTCAATCAGCATGATAAATAATTAAAATCCTAAAAAAGCCGTAATTATTACGGCTTTTTTTTTTCTGAATTTGTTCCTTTTTATAAATAATTAATGTTTATTTTGAATATATCAAGAAAGGATATTGAAAATGGAAGAACTTATTTCTGGACTATTTGCTGCTAGAGATTCAGCACATATACTGCATCTAAAAACAAAATCATTTGCCGCACACATGGCCCTTGGAGATCTTTACGATTCTATAGTTGAATTAACTGATAATATCGCAGAGGCATATCAAGGAAAATATGGGATCTTAAATATTAAAAGGTCAGCAACGTCATTCCCAGATCACGACGTAGCGACTTTTATAAAAGATTTAGCTATTTGGGTTGAAAAGGGAAGATCTTGCATTGATCCATCAGATACTAACCTTTTAAATGACTGGGACAATGTTATAAGCTGCGTATATAGAACAAAATACAAACTTGATAACCTTACTTGAACTTTTGTGACAATTTTTTGCGAAAATAAGATAATATTTCATAAATAGATTATCAAAAGACAAAAAGCTTTTGCAAAAGATTAGAACAAAGGAGAGAAATAAATGGCAACCTTAAGTCAAGCAGGAATTCCAGGAGCGGGTTTTGGTATTCTACAACCAAAGCAACGCCATAAATGGCAAGTAAAATTTGTTGGTCTAGCTCGCTTGGTTCCAGGCGCGTCTTCAAGAGAGCTAACTCGTCAAGCTACGAACTTTACCAGACCTACATTGGAATTTGAAGAAATTCCTATACACAGATATAACACAATAGCATATGTAGCTGGAAAACATTCGTGGAATCCAATATCTTTAACTCTTGAAGATGACATCACTGGTCTAGCTTCATATGCAGTTGAGGGTCAACTTGAAACTCAACAAAGATTAATCGGAGCAGACTTGCCTGGTGCTTACTTAAATTCAGCAGCATCAGGATCAGACTACAAATTCGGCACTATACTCGAACAATTAGATGGCGGAGAAAACGTCATTGAAACTTGGAAGTTGGAGGGATGCTTTATTGTTTCTGCTGATTATGGTGATCTAGATTACACATCATCAGATGCAGCTACTATAACATTATCACTTCGTTATGACCACGCATCACATGTGCTAAATGGAGCCGGATTGGGTACAGCATTAGCTGGTAATCTATAATTTAGTTTTTCAAACATGATGACTTGAATAAAGGCCAGTTTAACTGGCCTTTATTTTTACGTATTTTTGTTTAAAAATAATTATAAATACATTAGTAAAAACCTTTAAAAGGAAAATAATGGCAGATATATCTGATATCATTTCACAAACCGGAACTCAATTAGAAGCAGAAGCGCTTAGACAGTTTGGCGCTGCTGTTCAAGATCAAGTGCGTGGCACGTTAGGTTCAATTTTTGGGGTTGATCAAGGACAAGATGGCACAGTATCAGCCCAATCTGCCGCAGCAGGTGTAAGACCCGTCGGATATAATTTGACCAAATATGCAGCCAATATTGCCAGTGGAGCAGGCGGCTATAACCCAAAGTCAAAATTTTTATTTAGAGTTAAGTTTACATTCGTTCCAGAAATAGCAGCTGAATTGTCTAGACTAAATCAGGCTAACCTTGACGAGTTAAATGAAAACCTAACTTTTGTTGTTAAGCAAATTGACTTACCTAAAGTTCAAATGCAATACGAAGATGTTAACATGTACAACTTTAAAACGAAAATTTTAACTAACACTGATTTTAGAGAGTTAAATTTATCATTTTATGATGATGTATCTAATCAAACCTTATCATTTATTAACACTTATTTCCAACTGTTAACTCCTATTACTAGATCTAGATACTCTTTAAGAACACCGTTAGAAAATTATGGATTTACATTTTCTACCAATCTCGACGCAATCAATACATCATTAAGAGGACAGCTGATTAATAATAATACTCAAATTCTGTCTGAAATGATTATTGAGCAATTTTATTACACGTTTGATAAAACAGCAACAAGCCCAATAAATGCTTATAAAGTAAATCAATTTTCATTTACGAATCCTAGAATAACTAACTTAGATATTAGCGACCAAGACCATGAACAGGGCGGTGTTCCAAATATTGTATCAGTCATTTTAAATTTTGATTCTATCAATATTTCTCTGGCTACTCCAGCATCTCAAAGAATAAGCCCAGGCATTAAGGGCGCTGATATATTCGATGGTACATTCACAGGCGCTCCTAATATTTCTCAAGATCAAGCCGGAAGGTCTAACAATCCATTTATAGACATAATAGCTGGACAGGGGCAAAGAGCTGTGAAGTCTACGGTTCAAGAAATCTTGAATAAAAATTTAGGAACAGTTGCCGGCGGCGCACTATCTGGTGCAACTGCTGAAATAGCTGGGACCCTGGGTTCCATTGCTAATCGTACTATAAGAAATGCGACTGCCGGCATATCTCAAGCTATAGCTATACCCAAGATAGGGCCAGTATCTAGTGATTCTGCCTCGTCTTCGTCACAACTTGCTAACGCAACTCGCACCTCTTCAAATGTCTCTTAAAGCAAGGTTCATTCCTAAGAATCCCCAAAAATACGTAGGTGACGCTGCAAAAATATTTGCTAGATCTTCTTGGGAAGTAGCGTGCATGAAATATTTTGATAGTAGAAGCTCAATAATAAGATGGGGTAGTGAAGAAATTAGTATACCATACCTTAATCCATTAGACAATAAAGTACATAATTATTTTCCTGATTTTTTTATAGAGTATATTAATGAAGAAGGCAAAGTTTTTAAAGAGGTGATTGAAGTTAAACCTCACCATGAGTCTGACGAAAAGAGCGCTAAATCAGAGAGATCCAAGACTGCCTTAAAAGTAAATGAGGCAAAGTGGAAAGCCGCTGTTACATTTTGCGAGCAAAAAGGATTAACATTTAGAGTGCTAACTGAAAAATCAATATTTCACCAGAAGAAGAAATTATGACTAGGCCACTTATATTTGTTCCAAAATTTCCAGAAAAATATGCAGGAGATCCTAGGCGTATAGTCGCTAGGTCTAAGTGGGAACTTATCTATATGTCAGCCCTAGATACATCAAGATTAGTGAGCAAATGGACAAGTGAGCCTAGGAACCTTAAGATAACTTACCTAAACCCAGTAAATAAAAGAGTTAAGAGTTATTGGCCAGACTTTTTAGTTCAATACTATAGTGGAGAAATAGAGATCTTAGAAATAAAACCGGCTAAAGAATCCACAAAAAAGCGGGCTTTAACGCTTTATGATAAACTTATGCTTGCGCAGAACATGGCAAAATGGGAAGCTGCTGACTTACTCGCTAAGAAGATAGGGGCAAGGTTTAGAGTTGTTACAGAAGATCAATTATTCAAAAATCATACAAAACCACCAAGAGGAAAATGATGGATATTAAACACCCACTAGATTCAGTTTTTGGAATTTCAGAGGATTTATCTGAGGATGATATTAATTCTAGCTATGAGATGATAGATTCTACAAACAATGCTAATAGCGCCGCACAAGAAGACACTAAGGACGCAGATGACATACTCGTAGAAAAAAGAATAGATGAGGTATATAGTGCTGCAATCTCCGCTTTTCAACAACAAGTAAGTTATACTGAAATTATCGAACCTAGATATGCAGCACGTAATGCCGAGGTTGCCGCTAACTATTTGAACATTGCGCTTGCTGCAGCAAATAGTAGAGCTAAGGTTAAAGTTGACAGAAAGAGAACAAATCAATTTATCCCTCATGGTAATTCATCAAAAACAACAAATAATATTCTTATTGCAAATAGAGAAGAGATACTTAAGATGATCACTATTGACGATGAAAAAAAGGAACTTAAATAAAATGGCCTTGACATTTAAAGAATTTTTATTACTAGAATCTAATGTATTAAGTGAGTGGGAAGTTTATATACTAGATGAAGACTTAGCAATAGACCATATTAACGCTCATTCTAGAGAATCGTTTATAAAAGCATTAACTGATGGTGGATTGCTGTTTAGAGGATTTAATGAACTTCCTAGTAGAAAAGAGACACCTGTGACTATCGATCCAAGCAAAGGACTACGTACCTCACTAAGCTCTAATAACCTTTATCAACTCATGATGGATTCTTCTGAGAGTCTTTCTAAGTACCCATCAAGAAGTAAATCATTGATATGCACCACGGACCTAAGATCGGCAGCGGCATATGGATTAGTCTATGCAGTAATACCTAAAAAAGAAGCAATAATATGTACTAGTGGAAAAACTGATTTATATCACGTAGAACTTGGTGGTATATGGAAACATCAAATAGATCATCCATTTTTAGGACACGCGCATTCATCATTGATTAATGATTTCTTTAAAGTTTTTTTAGATAACCCAGATGTTAATAGGTTCAAAAGTC